AGGCGGCAAAAGATTATAAAAAGGCGTTAAAAACGCTGAAAAAGTATCCCCGTTATCAGCCTGCGAAGGAGGTCAAAGCAGAGGTAGAAGGCTTCTTCCGTTCGGAGTGGTATCGAGTCCTTACCAACGTCGATGGCGAGATGCTTATAAGAAAATTACAGGAGGGAGTGTAAATGACGGCACACGACTACTTAAATCAGGTGTATTTCCTGAACCGAAAAATTAAATATGACCTTGCGTGCCTTGAAACATTGCGGGAGCTTTCTTGCAGTATTTCTTCCCCCAATTGGGGAGAGCGTGTTAGCGGGACGAGAAGCACCGATGCTCCCTTCGTCAGAGCGATTGAAAAAATATGGGACAAAGAGGCAGAAATCAACGCAGAGCTTACAAGGCTTAACGCACTGAAAGAAGAAATACAAGCGGTGATTGAGAAAGTCCCCGATGTGGATGAAAGGTTCGTATTGCTTTATCGTTACGTTCAAAATATGACGTGGGAGGACATTGCCTTGGAGCTTAACCTCTCGGTCAGTTCGGTTCGGCGTTTTTGCAGCCGAGGACTTAAAAAAATTATAGTTCCCGAGTAAAATGGCAGAAATGAACAGGTTTGAACAGAGATGAACACCTTGCATTTATGGTATACTATAATTGCAAAAGAATATGCGAAAGCCATTCACGCTTGTAAAAGTTGTGGGTGGCTTTCTTTATACCCAAAGGAGGAAGGTATGCCAAGGAAACCGAAAAAGCCGTGTGCCTATCCCGGATGTCCCGAGCTTGTAGACGGCTACTATTGTGAGGCTCATAAAAAACTAACCGACAAGCTCTACAACCAATACGCAAGGGACGACTTCAGCAAGAATTTTTATAAATCTATGGCGTGGCGTTTGGCAAGGAAAAGACAACTGTCGGTGCAACCCTTCTGCGCCGAGTGCTTTAAGAACGGCAAAACAGTAAAGGCAACGATGGTTGACCACATCATTCCCATCAAGCAAGGCGGAGATAAATTTTCACCGAGCAACTTGCAGAGCCTTTGCTACAGTTGTCACAGCCGTAAGAGTGTGGAGGAAGGCTCTCGCTTCGGCAAGAAGAAAGCGCCGAGGGACTGACCGCCACCGAGGCACGCTCGACCCTCCGAGCCGAAGGTCGCAGGACGTGGTGCGAGGGTTCGCCTCCGAGCAAGAGGCGCTTCCCAACCCCAAGGGGGGTCAAAATCTCTACGGTTTTAGCCCTTGTGAGCGGGGCGCCAATCTCGTGCGCAAAAATCGGAAATCAAAGGGGGTATTAACCCCAAAATCAAACGGAGGTGAAATCAGTGGCGAAAGACGGCACAAACAGAGGAGGTGCAAGAGTCGGTTCGGGGCGCAAACCGAAGGCTCTCTCTGAAAAGGTAGCGGAAGGCAAAGCGGGCGGCGCTAAATACATCCCTACCGAGGATGATTTGGTGGGTGCGGATATGCCTCCCATCAAGGAATACCTCAAAGCACAACAGAAAAACGGCAAAGAACTCTGCGCCGAAGAAATATACAAGGAAATCTATCTGTGGCTTAAAGCCCGTGGATGCGAAAGGCTTGTCAGCGGTCAGCTTATTGAGCAGTACGCAATGTCGGTATCCCGTTGGATGCAGTGCGAGGAGGCTATCTCGGAATTCGGCTTTCTTGCAAAGCACCCTACCACGGGCAACGCAATCGCATCTCCGTATGTTTCGATGAGCCAGCAGTATATGAAACAATCCAATCAGATATGGTATCAAATTTACCAAATCGTCAAGGAAAACTGCTCGGTAGATTTCGGCGGGGATAGTCCCCACGATGACATGATGGAAAGATTACTCGCCTCAAGGCGCAGATAAAAAGGAGTTACTATGAGATTATTTTCAACAGAACAAATCAGTAAATATCACCCCGACAAGTACGCAGACCAAATTTCCGATGCTATCCTTACCGAGTGCTTAAAACAGGACAAAGGTAGCCATTGTGGCATTGAAACGATGGTCAAGGATAATACTGTGGTGCTTGGCGGTGAAATTACAACCAACGCCATTCTTGATTACGAAAAAATCGTAAAGAGCGTGGCGCATAAGCTCGGCTACACAGTGGATAAGGTTATCAACCTCATCGGCAAGCAGAGCCACCAAATCAACAGCGCAGTTCTCACGGCGGAGGACTTCGGTGCCGGGGACCAAGGTATGATGTTCGGCTACGCTACGGCGGATACCGAGAGCAGACTTCCGTTCGGCTTCGACCTTGCGAATAAAATTATTTCGGCAATCGAGCGTGATGTGGAAAGCAATCCCGACACACCCTTTAATGGGGATGCAAAAACGCAAGTAACGGTTGACCTTGATAAGCCCGCCGACCTTGATTCGGTTTATAGCATTCTCGTTTCCGCCTGCCATAAGGAAAGCGCAACCCTTGAGGACGTAAAGCGTGCCGTGGTTGTCATCCTTATGGATATTTTCGGAGACCACGCTCTTCCCGAGCTTATCATCAATCCGTCTGGCGTGTGGACGATAGGCGGTGCAACGGCGGATTGCGGACTTACGGGCAGAAAAATTGTGTGCGACCAATACGGCGGTTACTGTGCCGTAGGCGGTGGCGCATTCAGCGGAAAAGACCCCACCAAAGTTGACCGCAGTGCCTCTTATATGGCAAGGCATATTGCTTGCGATTTGCTTGAAAAGCACGGCCTTGCGTGGTGCGAGGTTCAGCTTGGCTACGCAATCGGCGTGGCAGAACCCGTTTCTATTTGCGTTGACAACGATAAAAAGCTCGACCTTGCCGAGGAAGTAAAAGCAAATTACTCTCTTACGCCCGGCGGTATTATCAAGGCTCTCGACCTTTATAGCAAGGACTACGAAAAAATCGCAGAGGGCTGTCATTACAGGAGGGATTGTCAGTGGTAATAGAAACGAAATCGACAAAGGATTTACTTCCCGCTGAATATAATCCCCGAAAGGATCTGAAACCGGGGGATGCGGAATACGAAAAGCTAAAACGCTCGATTACAGAGTTTGGCTATGTAGAACCCGTCATTTGGAATAAGACCACGGGCAGAGTCGTTGGCGGACACCAAAGGCTCAAGGTGCTGATGGATATGGGCATCACCGAGGTCGAATGCGTGGTTGTGGAGCTTTCCGAAGAAAAGGAAAAGGCGCTCAACATTGCGCTTAATAAAATTAGCGGTGAGTGGGACAAGGACAAACTTGCCTTGCTCATCACAGACCTGCAAGGCACGGACTTTGATGTGTCCCTTACGGGCTTTGACCCCGCCGAAATCGATGACCTCTTTAAGGATAGCGTAAAAGATGGTCTGAAAGATGACGATTTTGACGTGGAGGCGGAACTGAAAAAGCCTACCATCACCAAAAGCGGTGATGTATGGACACTTGGCAGACACCGCCTTGTTTGCGGGGATAGCACCAAAGCGGATACCTTTGACCTGCTGATGTGCGGAAAAAAGGCTAACCTTGTGGTAACCGACCCGCCCTATAACGTCAATTACGAAGGCAGCGCAGGCAAAATTAAAAACGATAATATGGCAAACGAAGCCTTTTATGAGTTTTTACTTGCGGCGTTTACGAATATGGAAAATGCGATGGCGGACGATGCAAGCATCTACGTTTTCCACGCAGACACCGAGGGGCTTAATTTCCGCCGTGCTTTTTCGGATGCGGGATTTTACCTTTCTGGTACTTGCATTTGGAAAAAGCAAAGCCTTGTGCTTGGCAGAAGTCCCTATCAGTGGCAGCACGAACCGATACTTTTCGGTTGGAAAAAGAAAGGCAAACACCTGTGGTACACGGGCAGAAAGGAGTCCACGATTTGGGAGTTCGACAAGCCGAAAAAGAATGCCGACCATCCCACAATGAAGCCGATAGCCTTGATTGCCTATCCGATACTCAACTCTTCTATGAGCAACACGCTTATTTTGGATGCCTTCGGCGGTAGCGGTTCTACGCTTATTGCCTGTGAGCAGACGGATAGAACCTGCTATACCATTGAGCTTGACGAAAAATTCTGCGACGTTATCGTAAAAAGATACATCGAGCAGGTGGGAACGGATGCGAATGTTTCGGTGCAAAGGGACGGCCTTACGTATAAATTCAGCGAGGTGAGCGCAGATGAGTAAACTTACCCTCGGCAGTTTGTTTGACGGCAGCGGAGGCTTTCCGCTTGGTGGTCTTATCGCAGGCATTGAGCCTATATGGGCATCGGAAATTGAGCCGTTTCCCATAAGGGTAACCACAAAGCGTTTTCCCGCCGTCAAGCATTACGGCGATGTTACAACAATAAATGGCGCAGAGGTCGAACCCGTGGATATTATCACATTCGGTTCGCCCTGCCAAGATATGTCGGTTGCTGGCAAACGAGCAGGCCTTGACGGAAATCGGTCGGTTCTGTTTTATGAGGCAATCCGTATCATAAAAGAAATGAGGAGGAAAACCAATGGAAAACAACCGAGATATATCGTCTGGGAAAACGTCCCCGGCGCTTTCAGTTCCTGCAAGGGCGAAGACTTCCGCTGTGTCCTCGAAGAGGTCGGCAAAATCGCAGACGAAGAGTTTTCAGTGCCTGCTTGCAACGGGTGGAAATCC